CGCACGGCGGCACGGTCCGCGATGACTGAAGGGTCGATCGACGGAACGGGTGGTTCCGTTGTTGGATCACCCCACGTCACATAGCCGGCCGGGTCGGACATCTCACTTCTTCTTGGAGCTGCTCGTATCGGTGTCGTCGTCGGCGAGCGGCGGCGGGGGGGCGACCGAGATCTGCACGATGCCCTTCGGGACGTGCGCACCGAAGGTGCCCATGCCCCACACGGCGACGTTCTGGCCGAGCTTCTCCACGTCATCGACGGCCACGGTCATCGGGCCTTCCTCGAACCAGGATGCGGCCTGACCGTTCGACACGTGCAGCGACCCGGCCGGGAGGAACGGGTCGTTGATGATGCGGATCCCGGACACCTCGATGCGCAGTGATGCGGCGTCGGCGGTACCGCTTGCGTTGGCGGTGCCGTACATGACGGGGAACAGGTTCGGGAGTCCACCGAGCTTGACGAACACATCAGACGATGCGATCGCGAACGTCGCCGGGGACCCGGTCGCCAGCTCGACCTTCGCGGACGCACCGAACAGGGCGGCACGGAGCGTGTCGGCCGTCGCGGCCAACGGGTCGAGCGTGATGTTGCCACGGCCGAGCGTGGCGATCAGTTGGGCACCGGCGGCCTTGTCGGTCACCGCGGCGTACGCGGCGTACATGATGCGCAGGTAAGCGTCGCGGTACGACGGTGACGAGCGCCTGATGAGCTGGTAGCTCAAATCTGACGCGCCGGCGTAGGTGTGCAGCGGTGCGGTGCCCTTCAGCAGGTTGACCACGACACTGGTCACGGCGGTCTTCTGTGTGACCTGTTCACCGACGAGGGTGAGGAGGTCACCGTTGAAGTACGGCCAGTTGACATCCATGCCTGCTTCGGGGAGCGGCTCGGTGCCGAACGCTTCGATGAGCGGACGCGACTGCTCGAGGATGCCGAACACGGTCGACACCCAACCGGGTGGGATGACGCCAGGGTTGGCGGTGGTGACCTGGTCGGCAAGCGCCCGGTGCAGCAGGTCCTTGGGTGCGTCACCGGCGTACACGGCGTCGGCGTAGTCGACGAGTGCACGGAACTCGGCCAGCGGGTGCGTTGCGGTCCCGTAGGTGAGACCGGCCGGGACGGTGGTGGCGCGTGCGAGGTCGTCGCGGATCTCGGTCATCGCGCGCTCGAGGTGCTCGGTGGTGAGCGCCTGGACGGTGGGGGCAACCGCCGGAACCGGCGGGGTGTCGGGCATGACGGTGGCTTCCATGGATACTCCTGTGTCTGTTCGGGTGAGAATCGGTGCGGCATGAGCTGGACGGAACGCGAAGGCGACACCGTGGACAACGGCACGGTGACGGGTGACCGCGGTACGGTCCGCGGTCCATTCGTCACCACCGTCAGGGTCGAACTCCATCGAGACGGAGTCGAGGATGCCGGAGTCGACCAGGGCGAGCAGGTCGTTGCCGGCGGCGGTCGGTGCGATGGCCAGGGTGACGGTCGGGCCGGAGTCGTCTTCGACCATCGAGGTGGCGCGACCGATGAGGTTGCCGGTGTGGTCGTCGGTGACATGGACGCGGTCGGCGAGACGCACCGAGCCACGCCGGAACGTCTCGGTGAATTGACCGTCTTTGACGTGCACGAACCTGGGTTCGTCATAGTTGCAGAGCCGGGCGGTGATCGTGCGGGCGGCGGTGTCAGCGGTCAGGGTGGCGGATTCGCGTAGCAGCATCTAGATCCCTTCAACGTTCGGTGAGATCGCTTCGGGCACCGCGACCGGTGTCACCGGCAACCCCTCGAGGGCGCGTGCTTCTTCGGGGGTGTGGATGCCTGCACCGATCGAGGTGGCGTAGGTGGTGATCCGCGACGCGAAGTCCATACGGACCAGGTTCGAGGTGTCGAACACGGCGGACTGGCCGCGCGGCATCAGATCACTGAACGCTGCTTCGATCCGGTTGAGGATCCCCGGGTACAGACCGAGCTGCAACCAGCGTTGCCGCTCGTCGAGCGTGGTCGAGTAGGTGAGCGCTGATTGGGCGGTGACGTTCAACAGCGACGGTGGGATCTGCATGACCCGTGCCGCGACCGCATCCAGATAGTTGACCGTCTCGAGCAGCATGGCGTCGGCCGCGGACACCGGTTGGTACGTCTCGATGGAGATGCCACCGGAGAGCAGGGCCGGGCGGTGCTCGGCACGCGCTGTGAGCCATTGGTCCATGAACTCGGTGGCCTGGTCGGCGGTGACCCGGTTCGGGTGGATCACCGCATACGGGGGTGTGGCACCCAGCGAGTAGAACTCGGATGAGAACCGGTACACCTGGATGAGCCGTTCGAGGACGGCCCGGACCACCTCGAGCGGGGAGCGTTCCGGTGTGGCCCCGTCGAGCAGGAACTTGATCGGTCGCAGTTTGGTCGGGTCGATAGAGCGACCGTCGAGGGTGGCGGTCTGCACGATCTTGCGGGCCGGGTCCGCCCAGGTGATGTTGAGCCGGCCAGGGTCAACCTGTTCCACGGCGAGCGGCCACCCGTCAGCACCCTCGACCGTGACCAGCAACCAGGCCACATCATGTCGGGTCATCGAGTTGACGATCTTCTCGATGGTGTCGCGGTACGGCTCGAACGGGTCGGGGCGGCGCAGCAGGGCCGGGGTCGGGTCCAGCCGGCCGGTCAGTTCGGAGTGACCGACGAGTTGCATCATGGCGGCGGTGTCCGCGACGAGCTGGCGGCCCGCGACCACCGACGGCAGTTCGTAGATGTCGAGCATCTCGAGTTGTTCGCCGACCGCGGCCAACTGTGCACGACGGTTCTGGGTTGGTGTCTCTGCCGACGCGCCGAACAGTCGACTGAGCCACGTAGCCATACGGCGTCCACGGTGACGTAACCGGTGGCGGTGCGCAACTGTCCGCACCCTTGGTACCACCCGAGGGTGTTTCGTCGCTTAGAACGCAACGTGCGGGCTAGTGGATGGTGGCGTGACGGCCATGCACGGCCGGGTGTCCCCATCGGGCGAGTCCGGCGGCTTCGAGGGGTGCAACGTCACAGTCGGTGTCGCGCCGACCCCACAACCAGGACCCGTCACCAACGTTGCGGCGGCGCGCTCCCGCGACCGCCATGTCGAGGGCCGGGTGGGGGACGTGACGGATGAGACCGGCGGTCACGGCTTCGACGAACTGTCCGGCCGCGGCGGTCGCACCGCGCAACTGTGTGTCGACGATGGGGAGCCCGGCGGATTGCAACGGTGCGACCAGGACACCGGCGGGCCCGGCGGCGTCGATCGGGATGGCGACGACCTCGTACCGGTCGTACAGCTCGATGAGCCGGTCGACAGCCCACATAGTGGCGGGCCGGTAGTCGATCACCTCGAGGGTGGCGACGGTGCCGTCATGGTGGCAGGCGACCAGGGCGGTGGATGCCTGGTCGGCACCGACCGCGACCCCGATCGCCATCGATGTGCGCGTGGGTGCGGTGACGGCGAGTCCGGCCCACACGGTCGGGTCCAACGGTGTGCCGGAACCGGCGGTGCGGTCGGTGACGTTCAGGTAGTTGCGGATGAACGCGGTGCGGTCCAGGTCGTGTTCGGCGTGCAACCAGTCGAGGGTGATCGTGCCGGTACGGCCAGGTGCCCGCACCGCTGGGTGCGCGGCGAGCCACACGGCCGGGTCGTCATGGTCGGCACCGTCGAAGTCGGCGGACCACTCGAGGTAACAGATCCCGGTGCCGGTGTCCGCCGCGGCCGCCGCGCGGCCCTTGTCGATCCAGTCGATCAGCCACGTACTGTCGGCGGTGCCGGCGGCGGACTCGAGCAGCATCCGCGCCCCAGGCCGGGTGGCCATCAACGGGCGGGCCGCGGTTTGGAGCTCCAGGCCGCGGGTGAGTGAGTGCGACCACAGTTCGTCGAACACGACGAGGTCACCGGCCTGGCCGTGCAGGGCGGCGGGGACCGGGGCGAACAGTCGGGTCACCGACCCGGCCCGGGGCACCGTCAACGACTCGGACCCGTTCGACATGCGCGGTGAGATGAGCCGGCCAAGGCTCGAGGTGGACACGATCGGCAACCATTCGTCGCGCAGGATCATGGCGGCGTCGGCACGGGTCTGTGCGGTGTACCAGGCACGCCGGCGTTTCCCGGACAGGGTGGTGGTGAGCAGATCGACGACGGTCAGCAGGGACTTGCCGGCACGACGCGGGGCGAGCACCACAGCGATCTGGTAGGCGGGGACCTGGTCGCCGGTGTCAGGGTCGGTGACCAGCTCACCGGTGA